TTAATAATTCAAAACTTGACCAGAATAAATCAAATTAGGATTTGAGATTCTGTTCATTGAAACTAAACTTTGAACACTTGTTCCTAAACGGCTGGCAATTGATGAAAGGTTATCTCCAGAACGTACGGTGTAAGTTCGTGCTGTAGCCCCAGATTGACCGCTTATGAAGCGAATAACCTGACCGGTATAAATCATGTTCGGATTAGATAAACTGTTCTGACGTGCTAATTCTTGCCAGTTTGTGCCCCAGTTTGAAGCAATTGCACTCAAAGTATCGCCTGATTGAACAATGTGAGTTTGAGTATTCCCAGTTGAGCTATTTCCGCCTGTGTCTAGCGCTTGAACATCACTTGCTGCAACCCAGCTCATGATATTATCAAGCAAGACTTTATTGCCAGCTTTTTGAAGGACTTTATATGAATTTTCTTTTACCCATTTAGGAATTGCTTGACCTGTTGAGTAATTCGTTGCACTAAACTTGATAGTGACAGTCATTCCTTCTTGAATTTCACTTGGTGTCACTTCGTTGGCATCTTTACCGTCATCAGTGGCTGGTGTATCGGTATCAGGTTTAGTGGCGTTTCCGCCTTCATAACCTTTGTCAGTGATTCCTGTTAAGTCAACATTTCCATCAAGTCCACCAGCAACATAAGTTGATGTGAACTGGAATACTGAAATTCCGTCCATACTCGGGAAAAAGCTATAGTTTGGAACTGGTGTCACTTCATAATTTGGATATGCCGCAATCCATAATGAGTCAGGGAATTCTCTGATGATTTGTTTATAATTGACATTTGCTAAAGTATAAGGCTTGTAAGAATAATACATTGGAGTATATCCAACCGCTTTTACACGTCGCATTCCGTAAAGAATTGCATCAGTATTTGCTTGCTTATCCCCACTCGCTCCGCTTTCATAGTCCAAAGCTACAATGGAATTCTTAGGAGTTTGAATTTTTGGCAAGTAACGGTCAAGTGCTGCTTTCGCTACTTCTTGGGAACCTCCGACTTGATACCAAATGTAAGTATGTGCTCGTTTGCCCTGAGCAATTGCAGATGCGACTTGGGTTGAATAAGTCGTTTGGTCCACGAATACCCCACCGTATGTTCCGCCAATTTGGCTAAAAGCAAATTTATCATGGTCATAGCCAAAATTACCATAATCTCCATTATATTTTGACCAGTCCACCCCTTGGTCACCGACTGCCGCAAACACTGGTCCACTTGCTGCAACAACAAAGAAAGCTACCATAACAATGGCAGCCTTTTTAATTACTTTTTTCATTTATTTTCCTCCGTATCATTTGGCTGGTTATTATATTTAACAGCACTTACTCCAGCCAATGTTCCCAAGAATACCGTGAATGCATTCAAAGTAATGATAGCTAAATCAGTTCCACCCCAACCGTAAGCTTTACCAATTACTCCAATAAAAACACTTAGTGCTGGTAATGCTGTTAAAACAGCCCATTTAATAATGTTATAAACTTTGTCATTTGAAATCATTTTCTTTTCCTTCCTTGTATCTTTCATAAATTTCGTGAGCATAATGATTGCCCCCTAACGCTGTATATTCATCAAAAATACCACTGACAATTTGTAAGCCATAATCGTGGTTAATTGCTTCTCCAAGCTCAACACGTTTAATTACTACTAAAAGTATTTTTAATTGCTCCTCCTGTTTCTTGGTCATTCTTCGATACATCCAACCAAAAATACCAGAAATTATAAGAAGAGCGGCCCAATTATCAATAACAAGTTTGAAAAAAAGCCACCCTTCATGTACTAATGCATCCATACCCCCTACTTTCTAATTTAATACTCCAAAACATGCTGTAAAACAAACTTTTTAGAATTTGCCGTTTCATTGGCTGCATTCCCGGTAATTTTAGTGCCTTGAATATAAAGGTATTTCAGCGTTGCAGTTCCGTCAGAGGCTACAAGTGGGAATGATGTACCAACGTCCGCAAGTTGCGCACTTTCTTTGGGTACGAAATAATAATGATTTTGCCCATTTTTAGTATCCTGATCCATTCCAGAATTATATTCTGTAAAATGTAGCATCCACCCATTTTCACAGGCAGACAATGCCTTTGAAGGAGTCACAACTTGTCCAGCTTGCATCCAATAGGCGCCAGATAAAAGCACTTTTTTATTGGGGCGAGTCACCGTTCCATTAATTTTTAAATTGTTAACAGTCGTATCATCAGAGAAAGTTTTCTTCCCTGCAATTGTTTCATCCCCAGTTTTCTGAACAGTACTTGTGTTCAGTTTGTTTAAATTATCATTGATTGTTTCCGCACCATTTTGCATGCCACGATAAACCTTTGTTAATTCAACCAT